TTTTCGTATCCGAATGATACGGGGCTTAATCCAGCCATTTGTATTACTTGATAATCATAAAACTTAAATGTATCAACGTATTGTGTGACTCTTATATCACCTTGTAAGAAGTTGAATAGTTGATGATCTTTATCACCAGGTAATAATGTAAAGTAATCTTGTAATTTGCCTACTGATATAGTGTCTACTTGATACGCCGTACTTCCTGGCTTCCAAGCTGTGACCATATCGCCACTTTGATAGTGTTGACTAGTCACAATTCTAGTTCTAGTCTTTTCTATCTCATCGGCAAGTGTATTAACTACTTTCATTTCTTCATTTAAGAACTTTTTACTATCCTTAAAGAACTCTAACCCTAAATCTATATTAATCAATACTTCGTAAGGTAATATATATCTTGGTTTGTATTCACTTCCAGTCATTCTATTGAAATGACCTATGTTTATTTCCGTTTTTTCATTTGTTGAGCTTAATTGATAAGCTTGAAACGTTAAGTCAGTATTACCATTTAATAATTTGATATTACGTCTTAATATATATGTATATTTATCATCTTTACTTATTGCGTCAAAATCTTGTTCTATAGAAGCTTCGATTACTTTATCAAACTTCTGTACTAAATCGAATATATCGGATCTTTTAAAACTTTCAAGATATATCTTATCATCATATTTGTGTATGTATATAAATGATTCTTTTTGATATACTGCCAATTCTAATGATTCTTTAAATGTAGGCATTAACCACCTTATATCTAAATTATCTGTTTGTGTGACTAAGTCACTTCCAAATATTTGATTTATTATGTATGTAGCTATCTTCTTTGCTGAAGGGGCTACACAATATTGTGATTCATAAGGTATATTGCTTTTACCATTTGTTATACCATTTTGTATTATTGTAGCTTCAATCTTTATGTATGGAGCTCCTAGAACGTTAAAAGCAGGTCTTACTCGAGCGTTGTTCATTCTACATCAACTCCTTCGTATAATTTTGATTCTACATGTGTTTCTCTTGTAATGTCATTGTGATAAAGGATACGCATAGGTACTAACACCACCTTAGCATAATTAGTCTTAAATATATGTTTTCTAAACCACACATTTAGAACGTATGCTTTTTTTAATGGTTTTTCATCTGCGTCTACTTTAATCATTTTCACACATTGATTTAAGTAATATATATATAGTTTCCACTTTTTATTAGTGAATCTAGTTTTTATATTGTTAAATATTGTTTTAATTTTTTCTAACATAGAATCACCTCTCTATTTCTATCCGTACAATAAAAAGAAGCCCACAACAACCATTAATGGCTATCATGTGCTTCTCTGTGTTTCGCGACACTTTTTATTGCACTTCTATGTATATTTATTATATCATTTTATTTTTCTAATGTCAAATCTCTCTTATAAGATTTAACGTGTATATAATGGGTTGGATATATTTCGTAGACTTCTATCATTCTACAAGATCTACAAGGTATTTCTATAATCAAAGGTAGCGTAATATTGGTCTTAGTAAACACTTCAATAGACTTGTTATACTTTTCTATATCTACATTCATTAAGAATCGTTTTGTTGATTTACAATATATTTCCATAATATTACCCTCTTTCTTCTTAAACTATAGGACACCTATTTGTATCCGCCCATTCATCAATTAGATAACGTGTTGCGTCTATTGAGTGGTCTAATTCCTTTTTATAGCAATTCTTACCTTCTTTTACAGACTTAACACTATCATATTGATATGATTCATATTCTAATAATGAATCGTCCTTACCACTTAATTTCATAGTTCCATCGGGATAAAACATTTCCACACTAGGGGCTTCTAATATATAAAATAATTCTTTATACATTAACGCTTGTAAGTGTTGCACACCTGCATCTACACTTCCAGCACCTTTTTTACTAGTGCTATATGGTATATTATCAGCGTCTAATCTATTAGTAAAGTGTGTTGCTTCACTATCTATTACGTTTGTAGTAATAGGGACATGTGGATATAACTTTTTCAAGTAAACCATAAAGAATCTTAACTGATTACTATAAAATTCCGTCGTAGGATTTGTTCCATCTTTACTAGGATCATGATAATAACATTGTAGTCTAACTAATATCCACTTTCTAGTAGATACATTGTAGCATAATGCTATAGGTACAAACGTAGTAGGATTAACACTACCATAATCGATACCTAATCCTATTTCGCGTATTTGTAATCCATATAATGATTCTAGTTTGTTTATTCTATCAAATACTCTACCTTCCGCTACTACCCATTTGTTAAATATCTTTTGTTCTCTTAACGTCCCAGGTGGGAACATTTCAACAACTTTTCTTATCTTATCCGCAGTATCTAACTTTGGGTTGTCGTATGGAAAGAATATTAAATGTCTAGCATCTTTTCTTTTGTCTAGTATATCACGTTTATATGGGTGAGCTTCACTTCCCTCAACGTTAAATGAATCTATTGATTTTAAATAAGGATGTCCTGCGTATGAAACTTGACGACCAGGTATTTCATTAAATGGTTGTTGTAATTGTTGTTGTGAATAGATACGGGCTGATTCATCAACCCACCTAAATATTATAGGTTTACCTAATATCTTATTAAACGATAGATAATTATTAAATCCAAAGAAATATATCTTTAAATTGAATATCTTTAAGTACTTTTCATTTCCCGATCCATACTTTAATTCATAATCTTCGCCTTTGGTAAATCCCATTTCTATTAAGAAGTTTTCTATTACGTCTACAACGTTTCCTTTTAATGTTTCGGTAGTCCAACCTATTATAGCTCCATAATAACGATTATTAGGATCGTATTCATATAACGCTTGGGCATATAATATAACACCCAAACATATTATAAATGTCTTACCCGATTGTGTACTGCCTAAGCAATAGATATCATTTATGTCTTCTGCTTGTATAAGGTTTAACGTTGTTTGTTGTTTCTTCGATATCTTTAGCTTCAACTTTGATAGGTTCACTTCTTGATTCATCATTTAACTCACCTTCATATAATGCTTTTACACAATTATCAGATTTTACATCTTCGACAGCCCTTAAATGTTTTATTTCTTTTTCACTATAAATCATTTGAGAACCCTCTATCATATAACGATCACCACTAATTTTAATTACTTTCATAACAGTCACCTCCTCTTTATTTATACTATTTCATTAAGATTAAATGCTACACCATTGTCAGTCCACATAGCATATCCATTTGATAATACTTTGTAAAATCTTCCCTTGTAGCTTCTAACATCATTAACGTCCTTTTTTTCTCTTTGTACATTAATGAAATTTGCTGGTATGTTTTCTTCGGTATTATTTACTAATCCTGCTGATACTGGTTTGTTGTCCATTGACATAACTGGTGCATCTCCTTTTTCAATTAATTCGATAAGAGTTGCATTGTTAGGCTTCTTTCCATATACAATACCTTTAGAATCACATATTGCCATAAGTTCTTTTTTAGTCATTTCACTTAATAGTTTTATCTTAGGCATTTCTATTCCTACAGGTGCATTTGCTAAATCAACGTTTGATACATCTAACTTGATTTCTTCTACCTTTTTCATATTCTCACCTCCTTCATCTAACTTGATTTATATAATAACACTTACGTGATATTACCTTTGTTCAATGTGTGATACCTTTTTTGTATTGTAATTTTCACCCGTAGGATATCCTCTATCATAAGTTAAATTATCAACACCACTTTTTGCTATATGTTCTAATACAAAAGCGTCCGTATCTTCTTCATCTTTCTTTGGTATATTAAGACTTGTAGTAATAAAATTACCTTCACCTAATAATTCCCATCTATTTGTTTTACATTCTATACAACCTTTTTTGAATATTTTGATTATGTTATTGCCTTTATTGATATATCTTGTATTTCCACACTTCATACACTTTAATACATAACTATCATACGTATCATCACTTTCGCGTATATCCTTTGGCTTATTTCTACTTTCATACTTTCCCATGTTTCATCAACCCTTCTTATTCTCATACATAACGCTTTCTAAATCGCTATGATCTACTACTTCTACTTCTATCTTTTTAGATACTGCATTATTTTCCGTTTTCTCAGGTTCAATAAATAGTCCGTATCGTTTTGCTAACTCTTTTCCCGCAGTTATTCTATCTTTAACACTTACATCGAATCCCATTTGGTCTTTAATTGAATCATCACCCCTAAATATTTTAGTAAACGTTTCTAATATTTCATTAGCATCCGCTATGGCTGATTTTTCTTCTTTTTTTTCTTGTTCTCTTAATGGTTTTAATCTTTCATCTATATATTTTTTGACCTTTTCATTACCTATCAAGCGTACACTACTGCTTTCCGCACTCTCTGGTTTACACTTTGTATACACTTTTAAATAACTTTGTTTCCCGTTTTGGGTTTTAATGTATTCTTCGCAAAACATAATTTGATTATGTGATAATTCATTGTCTATTTTCTTCTTAGGCACTTTTTTATCTAATTTTGCATTTATCTTTTTGTTATCTTGCATTGGTGCGTCTACTATTGCCTTTAACTTTTTAATTGCTTTATCTACTGGTTCTTTCTTATTCGTCATAACTCTCACCAGCTTTTGCTTTATTGTCTTTAACCGCTACTAAGTACTTAATAGTATACATCATGTTCTTTGGTGTTATTATCTTAGCGTATGTATACTTTTCTTCTTCATCAGTACCTTTCTTCTTTCTTATGCCTTGATACCAAAATTGAAGTGTGTATTTAGTTATTATATTAT